GCGCGCCGATACATTCGGGTCGATGTATGCTCGCGCGAGAGATATTGGATACGACAGTATTGCCGAAGGGATACTGCAGTTCGGCGATAGTAAAGCCGACTGCGTTGGTCCTGACGGTTACGTTGATAACGGTGAGATCCAGCGACTGCGGATGCTCAGCGATAATCGGCGTTGGTTGCTGGCTAAGCTCCGGCCGAAGCAGTACGGTGACAAAGTCACCCAAGAGATCACCGGCGAGGATGGTGGCGCATTGATCACCCGCATCGAGCTGGTGCCGGTGCCGCCGAAGAGCCGGCTAATCGAGCACGACGGAAGCCCCGAGGAAGCCCGTAATCCAAAGATGACGAGAAACCGGCGGAAACCCTAGGGTTATGCGTAGGTATCTACCGTCTTTGTAGCGGTAACTCGCCCGAGGCTGTCTTCTATACGCGCACACACGCGCACGCGAGGCACCGGCCTCGGGCTGGTCCGCGCAGCCTCAGCCGCGCATCCCCCCCCCACCCATCGCCCCCGGTGGCACCCCCCTAAAAATTGGGTTCCCATCGCGGCCGCGGTGGCCCCGCCCCACCCGCGCGCTCACCCTGCGTCGCCCGGAATTTTTTTTGAAAGTTGGCCACGATCCCGTTTCTCCTAAAGGTTGCGGCGGCACCCATGTTGTTGTCGTTTTATGCCATTGCGTTAGGTTTGGGGTGGTGGCGGCAGGGGCATCCAGTGGGATGGTTGGCAGGATCTTGAGAGGAAGTCTTGGGTCAGTGCGAGCCAGCCCTCGGTCCACCCGGACCATCCGTTTGTTGTGCCGAGGCGGTCTTCCATCTTGGCGTAGACCCCGATTCCGACGGGGAGCGTATCTGTGGTCTCGGTGTAGAGCAGGACAAATGAGCCATCCTTGGGCGCTGTTTTGATGGGCAGCCATTTCATGGTCCCCTCCGGGATGCTGATTTAGGAAGAGACATGAAAATAGTCACATTGGCGGCCTTGGCCGTCTTTTTTTATGCCTTTGACCCGGCCATGGCGCAGACGGCGTTTCAGCCGGGTGGTCCGACGGTGAGTTTAGCGGTGACGGGGGCGAGCGGGCGGGTACAGGTACAGGCTGCCGGCACTGGGAGTCCGAACATCCGGGTATACAACAGTGGGGCGGTGGCGGTGTTTTTGGCTTGCGGAGATGTGGCCATCACCGCGGCGGTAGCGACATCGATGCCGGTAGCGCCTGGCAGTGTAGAGATCATTCACTGTGGGCAGACGTATGTAGCGGGGATCAGCGCGGGCACGGCGGCGACGGTGTACTTGACGCCGGGCAGCGGGATCTGAGGCATGCGCCGACGCTGTTTATATAGTGGGGCGCTGGGGGCGCTGCTGGCCACGGCGGGGGTGGCTGAGGCGCGGATGCATCATCCGTACCGGGGGCACCGGATTGTGCCTGCCGCAACAGCGCCGTTGGATGGGTTTACGCAGCCGAGTGCGGCTTATGGTTTTCGCAAGCTGCGTTCGGCCTATGCCGGGCCCGGCATCCGCCTCCGGCGGGCGAGCGACAACGCCGAGCTGGACATCAACTTCCTGGGTTTCACCGGTTTCACGGGGGCGCCGCTCGATGTGGCGGCGGCCCAGGCGCACTGCGCGGCGACATCTTGCTTTATGGTGACTTGGTACGATCAGAGCGGGCTTACCCGACATGTCACAATAGGCCCGGCGCAGCAGCCGGCCTATGCGGCGAATTGTGGTGACGGTCAGCCGTGTGTGCGGACCACGGCGGCTCAGATCATGTCGGGGCCGAGTGTGACTCCGGCGGCGGGGCCGGCGAGTTTCAGCGCGGTGGCGCGGACTGATGCGGGCAGCGCCGTGTGTACCTGGATCAAGGCGGGGGCGCAGCAGTTTGGTGTAAACGGCGGCAACTGGCTGCTCTTCAACGGTGGGGCGCACGGGGCGGCGGCGGCATTGACGGTGTGGCACGCTGGCTCCGGGGTGATCAACAGCGCCTCCAGCGTGATCCGGGTAGACGCCACGGAGACGGCGGGCAGCATTGCTCCGGTAACCACTTCCGGCCCGATCCTGGTGGCTCAAGGCGACGGGGCGCAGCCGTGCAGCTATCGCGAAGCGGTGTGGTGGAACAACTACGTTCTGACGCCGGCTGAGCGGACGGCGTTGCAGCAGAACCAAAAGGGTCACTGGGGCACGCCATGATACGGCGGTTTGCCATAGCCTTAGTGGCGCTCTTGCTGTTGCGGGCGGACATGTACCCGGACGCCAGCAACGCGGTGCAGCCGCAGGCGCTGAACAACATCGCTAAGGTCTCCGGCAGCTTTTATGCGCCGGCTTACGGTGCCTGCACTTGGGACGCGACGAGCGATGTCGGGCCGTGCATCCAGTCGGCGATAGCGGCGGCGGTCCAGGCTGGCGGCGGCACGGTAAGCCTGCCGGCGGGCACTTACGGTATATCGAGCACGGTAACCGTCACGGCCTCGAACGTCGGCATCAGGTGCAACCACACGGCGCTGAAGTGGCTTGGTGCGCCGGGCGGCCGGATGATGAGCGTGTCGCCGCACTATGGCGACATCTCGAAGGTGCAGTTGCGCGGCACCAGTGTTAAGGGCTGTGAGTTTCAAGGCAACGGCGCGGCAGATGGCTTGTACTTGGCGAGCCTGTTTGGCTGGACGATGGAGAACCTGAAGTTCGTCGGGCCGTTTAACGGCGGCAATGTATTGTCTTTTGATGTGGTGCCGGCGGTTAACGGCACGACGTTTGGCAGCAACATAAACATCCAGGATGGAGTGGCGCGCGGCATCGAAATATATAACCAGTACGCCAGCGCCACCAGCCGGGGGATTTATCTTGGCAGCTACATGACGCCGACCGGCAACGCCGGCAACGCGAGTTACTTTCGTATCGAGGATTTCAGCGTCTTCAACAGCGGCGCCGGCACCACATCGATTTATTCCTGGGGTGCCGACAACGTGCGGTTCGGTATTGGCCGGGTATTCAACAACGGCGGCACCGCTATCGATCTAGACATTGCGACACATAATGTCCTGACGACGACGGGCAACACCAACAGCACAACAAGCCTGACCGGGCTTGCCAGCACGACGAACCTTGGGGTCGGGCAGAGCGTGACCGGGGTTGGCATTGCCAACGGCACGACTATCGCAGCGATAGCGGGGACCACGGTAACTTTGTCGAAGGCGGCGACGGCGACGGCGACGGGGGTGTCGGTGTCGTTCAAGTCGATGTTTGGCAGCGGCGATATTGTGTTCGAGCAGTTTGCTGCGGCGAATGCTTCGATCATCGCGCGCGGACAGACAACGCATCCGGGCTGTACCACGGAGCAGCCGCCGACGGCGGCGTGGTGTACTGTCGGCAACAAGATACTCCAGTTGGATCAAGGCAACGCTAGTCCGGTTCCGACGGTTGAGCCAGGGGCTCATTTGCATTGGGCGAGCAGCTTAGGGTATGCGGTCGGGTCGGGGTTTTCGGGCGGTGCGGCAAACGAGCCGGCGTTCTGGGCTCAGCCAGGCACCGGCTACACCAATATTTGCCACAATGCGGCACTGGCCAAATCCATCGGCACGCTTGGTTATTTCTGTCCGAACTCTGAGATTTTCCAGTTTGATACGACGTTCGGGGAGCGGATTGTATTGAAGTTCGGAGGTGCTGGGCCGTCTGGCAATTTCGATCTTCAGTTGTTGCAGCCGGAAGGGACAGGAAAGTTTTATATCCAGCCGAACTTGGAGTTAGGCGGCCGGGTACGGCCGGGCGTCGTGACGGTGGCGACGTTGCCGGCGTGCAACGCGGAGGCGAAGCATGCGGTGATGTCGGTATCGGACCAGAGCGGGGTGCCGACTTACCGGGGCGTGCTAACCGGCGGCGGCGCGATAGCGGTGCTGGCGTACTGCAACGGCACGAGCTGGGAGGCGCATTGATGCGCCGGCTGCTCCCGATCGCCGCAGTGCTGTCGCTGTCGGCGACAACCGTGTTGCCCCTGCCTGCGCAGGGGGACATGTATCAGGACGCCAAGAATGCGAAGCTGCCGGAGGCGCGGCAGAATTTGGAGCTGGGCACGGTCAAGTCGGAGGGCGGCACATCGCCGAACGCCGACGCGGTGACGCGGTTTTACAGTTACGGCGAGCCGACGCCGAAGGTTCAATATGAGATTGCCTCGGCTCCCTTTGGCAACGAGCATGTGCTTGAGCAGGCTGGGTTGAGTGCGCCGGGGGGTGTTGGTGTCGGGCAGGGCGCGACACGGGTTTGCACGGCGCCGTTCAGCAACAACCGCGTTGACTGTAACTATGTTGCCTTTGGCCGGCTTGGCGAGCACCGTTTTGCCAACGGCGCCGGGTTTATGGCGGAGTTGAGCACCGTCGGCACCGCGTCATCCAATGCATGGCCCAATCTGGTTTCGTCGGATGACGACATGGCGCGCCTTTTTGCCGCCGGCACACACGTCGATGCCGGCCTGGAGTTGCGGGCCAAGGGCGCCGGGTTGGTTAGTATTGGCGAGAATGGTGGATCGGGGGCGTTGCTGTCGTTTTTCATACCGGGTGGGACGACCCCTTCGAAGATCCGCTCGCCTGGCTACGGCGTTAACATCGAGGGGCACCGCTTTTGGACGCATATTGCCGCCGGCTCTTATTCGGTTGTAGCTGACGATAGCGGCAAGCATTTTCACAACACCAACGCGACGGGCACGACAACATTCAATTTGCCGCCGGCGGTAACCGGGCCGGGTATCACCGGCACGAACTTTTGCTTTAGCGTTGATGCGGCGTTCTCGGTCGTCATCAAGGCCAATGGCACGGACAAGATCGCCTTTGGCGCAACCAACAGCGGTGCGGGCGGGCAACTGTCGGCCAACCAGCCCTACGCCAGCGTCTGTATCGAGATGCACAAAACCGGGCAGTGGTTTGTCTACGCAACGGCGGATAAGACGCAGTGGACGGTAACATGATTAGCCGCCGACATCTCCTGGTGGCGGGTGCGGCGGCGTCGTTGGTCCGGCCGCGCCTGGCGTTGAGCCAGACGACTGGAGTAACGCCGGTCTTTATCAAATGGGACGCTTGGTATGACAATACGGACACATCGACCAGGCAGAACCATCAGCAGCTCAGCCCGGCTCGATGGCAGTTTCGCGCGCCGTGGTTTTGCGACGTGTTGGGCACCGAGCGGATCACCTGCAATGGCGGCCAAGCGGCGGTGGACATCGAGCTGCAAGCGGCGGCTGCGGCTGGGGTCAAGGCATTCTGTTATGTGTGGTATGGCGGCGACGCGACCGGCACCGGCCTGGCCCCGGCTTATCACAAGGGCTGGGAGCTGCACCAGTCGAGTGCGTACAAAGACCAGACGAAGTGGTGCGTTTATGTCGGCCTCAACAAGTTCGGCTATAACCCCTGGAGCAATACGGCGGGCTGGCACACCAACTGCGACATTTGGGCGAACGATTATTTTAAGCGGAGCAATTACCTCAAAGTAGGCGGGCGCCCGGTGCTTTTTGTGCCGTGGCAACCGGACAGTCTGGTGTCGCATTTTGCCAACTCGACCGCCAACACGATAACCGCGTTCAATTATCTTCGCAGCCAGTCAATCGCCTCTGGCGCGGGCGATCCGTACATTATTTCGACGGGCGATCTGTCGGGGGCGACAAACTCGGTTACGGCAAAGCCGTGGGTGACCGGCGACGCGGTGTCCAGCTACATCGCGAACAGCGCCATTAGTTACCCGACATTGCCGCAACCGGCTGCCGATCTTTATACCCGCACGGCGGGGTTTTGGGCGGGGGGCACGATGGTTGGTTCCGGTAGCAAGACGGTGCCGATCGCGATGATGGCGTGGGACAAGCGTCCCCGGATCGAACTGCCGGAGTTTGGTTCCAGCTCCACGCCGTGGGTTGGGCACCAGCAGTATTACACCCGCGGGACCGATGCCCAGATGGCCGGTCACCTGCAATCCTGCATCGACTTTATCGGGACAAACCAGCCGGCGTGCGATAGCAAGATCATGTGGGTTTACGCTTGGAATGAGTGCAGCGAGGGTGGTCCGGGCGGGGTGCCGACGCTGGGCGACCCGCCGACCGGCAGCCCGCCGACGACGGCCCTCCTCACCGCCATCAAGCCGGTGCTGACGGCGGCGGCGTGATGCGGAGCGGGCAGATCGAGTTGCCGGAAAAGCTCGCCCTGGGGATGACCTTGGAGTGGTCGCCCGAGGCGGCCAAGTCATGGGCCGGCTATATAGAATTGTATGGTCAGGGCTACGGGACGCGGGCTAGGCAGCGCGAAGAGGGGCGTTGGCATCGCGAGATGGCGGCGCGCCATCCGGCCGCGTGTGAGCATCTGTTGGTATCCGACGCCAAGGAAAAGCTGGCGGCATCGCTCGCTACCGTCTTACATCGGCAGAAAATAGAGGCTTGGTACAAAAGTCAGCGGCGGTCGGCGCGGCAAGCCTTGTTGCTGCGGCTGCGGGCGAACCAGGGCGCCGATGCGACCACCGGGCGCAACTACCGCATCTGGCGGCGCTATCAAGAAGGCAATGTAACCTTTGCCATGCTGGGACAGGAGTTTGGCATATCGGGCGGCAGGGCTGGGCAGATCGTGATCCGGCAACGTGAGATCGCGCCATTGCGGCAGAAGATTTGGTTGGAGGGTCGGTGGAACCTAGGCCGGCCCTTGGATATCGACGCCAACAGAGAGGATTACCGGGGCAAGTGGCTGCATGGCGAGATCGGGGCAGATTGAACTGCCGGAGAAGCTGGTTGAGGTGTTCTCGGGCGAGGCTTTGTACCGGGGCGCCTACGGCGGCAGGGGCTCGGCCAAGAGCCGATCCTTCGCAAAGATGGCCGCGGTGCATGGTCTCAGATGCGCGCAGGCGAAGCAATCGGGGGTGATTGTTTGTGGTCGCGAATTTCAAAACTCGCTTGATGAAAGCAGCATGGCGGAGGTCAAGCAGGCGATTGAAAGCGAACCCTGGCTGGCCAAGAACTACGAGATTGGCGAGAAGTACATTAGAACCAAGGATGGACGGATTGATTTTACATTTGTCGGCCTCCGCAGGAATATCGAGAGTGTTAAGTCTACAGCGCGAATACGCCTTCTTTGGGTCGACGAAGCTGAACCTGTTTCGGAGGTGGCCTGGCAGAAAGCCATTCCTACAGTTCGAGAGGAGGGCGCAGAAATATGGTGCACCTGGAACCCGGAGAGGCGCGCATCTGCGACAAACCAACGCTTTAGAATAAACCCTCCGTTGGACTCAAAAATTGTAGAAGTTAACTATAAAGATAACCCCTGGTTTCCGAGTGTCCTGGAGAAAATCCGGGCCGAAGACGAGCGGCTAAGGCCCGAGCAATATGCGCATATTTGGCTTGGAGACTACGCAACGGCGCACGCGGGCGCCTATTTCGCGAGGCAGCTGAACGAGGCCCAGGAAGAGGGCCGTATCTCCAAGGTCATGCGTGATCCTCTTCTCCCTATAAGGGCGTACTGTGATATAGGCGGAACTGGGGCAAAGAGCGATGCTTTTGCCATGTGGATTTGCCAATTCGTCGGACGAGAAGTACGAATTTTGGACTATTACGAGGCTATCTCCCAACCATTGGCGGTACATGTTCAATGGCTACGAGACGGCGGCTGGGGCAAGGCCGATATATACCTTCCCCACGATGGAGCTACTCACGACCGAATTTACGACGTTTCTTTTGAAAGCGCCTTCCGGCAAGCCGGGTTCAAGGTAGAGGTGATCCCGAACCAGGGTCGCGGCGCTGCCAAGATGCGGATTGAGGCATTGCGCCGGTTGTTCCCGAGTATCTGGTTTAATAAAGAGACCACTGAACCCGGACGGGATGCTCTCGGATGGTATCACGAGCGTTCCTCTGATGACTCGCGAAGCATAGGCTTGGGTCCCGAACATGACTGGTCGAGCCACGGCGCGGACGCCGCAGGATTAATGGCGGTCGGCTACGAAACGCCGCAGGGCCGGCCGCAGAAGCTGAAGTATCAACGATTGGGGATCACATGAGTGCCAGCGACACCGCGATGCTGCAGGGTTTGATCGAGCGGATCGAGAGGCTTGAGGCCCAGGTGAAGGAACTGCTGGAGGCGGCCCGCGGCAAGGAGATGCAGCAGGAGCTTTACGGCGCCGAGCAGCCGAACCACACCGAAGAGCGCGAGGCGCGGCGGGGGCCTGGAAGACCGCCGGGGAGATAGCGGTGGATCAGGAATTATTCACGCGACTGTCGGATGCCCGATTTCATCTGGAGCAGGCGATTGAAGAACTTACTGATTATGCCGCAACCAATGACGCTGCCGTCAATGGCTGACCAGGCGGCCATTCACGTCAATTACCGCCTCATCGACGGCTATCACGTCTACACCTCCGACGATGTCTACGGCCTCTATGTCGCTAACACGGACGCCCAGGCCGCCTACGATGCGGTGGCGCCGTCACTGGAGCGACTGGTCAAGCTCAACGAGAAGATCGATTGTCACGTCGAGCCGGCAATGACCTTCGGGCAAGCCGCAGAAGCAGGCGGTGGCGATTGCCCTGGATGTGACGCGGCGTAGCCGGAAGAAAAAGAAATGAGCGATTACACGATCCGCGGCTCGGCCTTTGCCGACGACATCAGGGGAAGCGGCCGAGGTATGCCCGACCCCCGCCTCCGCGGGGGCTACCGCGAGGTCATCGAGCAGGGCCTCGACCTGGACGAATTGCAGGAGGAGCGGGTTAAGGCGATCATCGGGCAGGAGCTGGACGAGGCGCTGGGCCAGGATGGCGGGGAGTTATCGAATGCCCGCCTGGAGGCGCTGAAATATTACAGCGGCGAGCCGTTCGGCAATGAGGTAGACGACCGCAGCCAGGTCGTCATGCGCACCGTCCTGGAGGCGGTGGAGTGGGTGCTGCCGGCATTGATCCGGATCTTCACCGCATCGGAGAAGATCTGCATCGTCGAGCCGCCGCGGCCGGGGATGGAAGAAGAGGCCCGGCAAGCCACCGATTACTTGAACCACATTTTTCACAAGGATAACCAGGGCTTCCTGATCCTGCACGATTGGTTCAAGGACGCGCTTCTGGAGAAACTGGGGTGGCTGAAGTTTTACTGGGACACCCAGAAGACCACCGAGACCGAGACGTATACCGGTCTGACGCAGGAGCAGTACGACGCGCTCCTCGGCGACGACGAGGACGTCGAAGTTCTGAAGCTGGAGCGGTATTCCCAGAAAGCCGACTCGTTCAATCTCGATCGGCCGCAAGCTGCGCCAGCAGGCGTGCCAATGCAGCCTCCACCGCCTCTTCCCCCGCCTGCCGGATCACATCCTGGACCTCCCGAGCTGCCTCTTGGGCCGCCTCCCGGGATGTCTCCAGGATCGCCTCTCGGACCGCCGCCTGGGCCTCCGGCAGGATTTGCTCCTGGAGCACCTCCAGGACTATCTGCCGGATTACCTTCCGCGCCGCCTCCCGGATTCCCGGGGATATCTGCTCTTCCGCCACTGCCGCCTCCCGAAGTTGAGCTGTACGACTGCACCTTACGGGTCACCCGTGAATACGGTTATGTCCGAATCGTCAACGTGCCGCCCGAGGAGGTGCTGTTCTCTAAGCGCGCCAAGCGCGGCGACATCCCGTTTCTCAGCCACCGCCGAAGCTGGACCTATTCGGATCTGATCCAGCAAGGTTACGACAAGGACTGTCTCGACCTGGTGCCGATGGACGACAGCGCCGAATATACCCGAGAGCGCATGGAGCGGCTGGGCGGTGGCAACTGGTCCGGCAGCGAGCGCAAGAGGGGCGATAGCGGCCGGGAGATCTGGGTCGAGGAGAATTACGTCACCCTCAACATCGACGAGGACGCGCCGACATCGGAACTGTACCGGGTGATGACCGCCGGTGGTGGCAAGGTCATTCTGACGAAGAACGATAAGCCTCTCGTCGAGTGCGTTGACGAGATCCCGTTTGTGTCGATCTGCCCGATCCCGGCCTCCCACAAACTGGTCGGGCAGTCCCTGGCCGATCTGACGATGGATCTGCAGTTGATCAAGAGCACTTTGATCCGGCAGATGATCGACAATGCTTTTTTAAGTAATTGGCCAAGAATTGAAGTCGCTGACGACTCAGTTAATGAAAATACTTACGATGATTTGCTTACATTAAGGCCTGGTGGAGTAGTTAGATCCCGGCGCCTGGGCGGCATCCAGCCGATGATGATCCCGTTCACTGCCGATAAGACTTTCCCTCTCGTGCAGTATCTGGACGAGATGGCGCAGCTCCGCACCGGGGTTTCCAGCCAGGGCCAGATGGTGGCGCCGGACGCGCTCAACAACACGGCGGCAGCCTCGGTCGCGATGCTGCAACAAGCGGCGGCGCAGCGGGTCGAACTGTTCGCCCGGATCTTCGCGCACGGGGTCGAGGAATTGCTGCGCGGGGTGATGCGGCTGGTTCGGAAGAACCAGCAGCAGGAACGCATGATCCGGGTGACCGGTGGCTGGCTCAACACCAACCCCCGGGAATGGCGGCAAGAGATGCCGGTCACGGTGAGCGTGGGACTGGGGACGGGAAACCGGGACCAGATCCTGGCGCACCTGATGCAGGTCATCCAATTGCAGGGCACCATCGTGCAGCAGCAGGGTGGCCCGAACGGCCCCTTGGTGTACGCCCAGAATGTCTACGATGCCTTGAAGGCCTTGCAGGAGAACGCCGGGTTCAAGTCGAGCTTCTTCGCCGACCCGCGGCAGGGCCCGCCGCCTGGCAGCCCGCCGCCTGGGCCGCCGCAGCCCGATCCTGAGATGCTGAAGGCGCAGGCCAAGATCAAGCAAGAGGAGATGCAGGCACAGGCCAACGTGCAGGCGATCGGCGTTAAGGCGCAGGCCGAGCAGCAATTGATGATCGAGAAGGCCCAGGCCGACGCGATGATCCAGCAGCAGAAGCTGGAGCACGAAAAGCAGATGGGGCTTCTGAAAGCTCAGCACGAGACCGAGCTGGAGCGCCAGAAGGCCGAGAACAACCTGGCGGTCGGTATGGCAAAGATAAAGATCCTGGGCGAAGTCAAGCAACGCGAGGTCGAGCTGAAATACGC